ACTAAGTCCCGACATTCTTCCCTGAACTTTTTATAAGGGCCAGCGAAGTAAGCCCCGTGTCTTGCGACACGAGGCCTACTTGCTGCGACGGGACTGATTGGGAATACCCATTCCATCAGAAGGGCATGTCATCCGTGCCTTCAGTAGCAGGATCGGTGAAACCATCGGTAGCCTCAAAGCCACCGTTGCTATCAAAGTCTCCACTGTTCTTCTCGATGATCTGGCAGCCGTTGAGATACAACGACAGGCTTCCATCACGGGCTAGGATTGCTGGTGCGAGACGAAGACGTACTGTGTCTCCACCGAATGGCACAGCGTCTGTCTTAGCAGCGGCTGCGTCTCGGCAAGGGAACGTCTGCTCACCCTTCTTAACCATAGTCTTAGACTTGGCCTTAAGGATGTTGCGACCCTCGTCATCTGCTTTCATGCCATTGATCTTCGTAGCACCCGACTCCTTGAGGAGTTTATCGAGCTGCTTCTGAAGAGTCTTATCAACGATCACGCTGATGTTATGGTTGCTAGTGTCGGCACCGAAGTGATCATCTGGCTGATGCAGATGAGCCCACTGTACTTCCACTGTTCCTGTTGTAAATGCTTCAATCTTTGTTGTCATCACTGGGGGACTCCTTCTTGAGTTCTTCAATCGTTTGATTAATGCCGTTAACTACGGACATTAAGGTGAAACTAACCTGTTGCATGAATGACTCTAGGTCTGCGACCTTTACAAACATGTCATTGGTTTCTTCTTCTTCGACCACAGCAGTGGTCTCTTCTTTACTAGTCATTCATTATCTCCATATATGGTTTCCCATCAATCACTACGCCAGCTCCGTTCACTGGCTTCTTTAAAAAGTTACGTCCATAATACATTACTTTGTGGTGTCTGTCAACCCCACAAGGAACATTAAATCCAAATATCAGGTTGTCTGTTGGTCCAATTGTTGTATGAATTGCTCCAACTGAGTGAACATGACCAGAGACTACGCTTTGGCCTCGTGCTGCTGCGATCTGCATCGCAGGACGGATGCCTGAAGTTCCTGTACCGTGTGTATAATATATACCATCGATTTCAAACTCATACCCCCAGTCCCAATTCGGTGTGCCATACACCGTTTGGTAGTCCTGAAGATACATCGAAGGTATACCTGAAGCAGAAGCAATTCTGTGAACCCGCTCATCGTGATTCCCAATGCATACTCTAGCTTCCTTGAATTTTTTCCGCCAATTTTTTAGACTTTCCATAACCTTACCATATTCCTGTTGAGCAGAATCTGCCTCAGGATGTTTGTTATGAAAGGATATAGCATGGTGATCTATAATATCACCAATGAATACTGTGGTGTCTGTCTTATACTTCCTCTTTAATGAGAGACAGAAGTCTAAGTAGTCTTCTCTCTCTGCGGGAAGGTGAACATCACCTATTACTAATACTTTAGCCATCGCAATCTTCTCCTAGTTCGTCAAACATTGTTTCGTCCACGTCTTCCCATAACTCAGACCAGTCATCTTCGTTCAGTGTATCTACAATGTCTACATAATCGCCATCATTTAATTCCGTCCAGCCCTTGATCATATTTGTCTCCTCCCTCTTCAGGGATGTTTAGTACAAGGTCGAGGTTGTTGTCTCTTGGTACACCATTAACAATAAAGGTCTTAAAGAGATTATCCATAAATATGTGCATCATATCTTCCGAGGGGAAGGTAATGCTTAGTTTCTTTGTATTCTCGCTGGCCTCTAGAGCCAACTTGGTTACGTACTTTACATTATGTTCGAGGTCTCCCTCGTTTGCAATTACTAATTGTGTTTTCAATTATCACCTCCATACTAAGCAAAGAAATATTGCGAATCCAGTACAGTTGAAACGTCAAAGTCTCCCTGTACTGGTACATCGGGGAGGTTGACCCCCAAGCTCTTCTCTACATCCTCTTTAAAGAATTGTAGTTGATTAGTTTTGTGCATGCCTGCGAATTCCTCTCGGGTAATCCTAGACATTAAGGGCACATCGTTCGCATGGCATCCATATGAATCATGTATCATACAGAAGTCAGTTAAACCTTCGGACAACAACGCTGCAAGCACTAAGAAGACATGGGCAGCATCTAAACTATGTATATAGTTAGGGCTTATGGCCTGCTTAGCAGATCGACTCGCTGGTGTATCAGTCTTTACGAAGAAGTGTAGCTCTCGGCTATTGAATAACTTGGCTATAGATCTACGTGTCTGTGTTTCCGTATAATAATGCACAACCTTGAAGCCGGAAGGGGTAGTCCAGCATAGGTGTTGATTAAGATCGGATGCTATATCTGATATTGACTTGAGGTAGGCCTTGCCAGCATTGCTGCTACTTAGAGTTGTATTCAGGGCTGCTTGGGTAGCTCTGGCTAACTCGACAATGGCTCCGCCTCTAGACTCTCTAGGTACCCAGTCCACATGTCCCTCAAGACGTATGTACTTCTGTATACCATAGAATGTAAGCCCATAGGCTTCACACATAGTTGATCTCTTGGTTACACTGCGATCTATACCCATGTTCCAATGTTCTAAGAACTGTGGGTACCATTGATTCTCGTTGGTGTGTACTTTACAATAATCAGTTACCCCATCAGCCACGTACTGATATAGGTCCTGTGGCCGTGAGTCGGGAGCAACACTTGTTAGCCTAGCAATCTCTGGGTCTCGCATTATACTAGACCAGTGTTGGTTACCATTGCACTTACCATCGAGCTGCACAGGTATATCCGAGCAGCCATCTTCCTTAGCATAGTCTAATATTGCTTGGAGACGGCGGAAAGATTTGTTCTTCTTCTTTCTATCGTCAATCCAGTACTTATTTTCGTAAGGATCTTGAGCAATACGTAATAACAGATCATGATTATCATCTACCCATTGTACCCGTTCATCAAACGTACCTTTGTCTTGATCAAACAGGTTGGCAATATTTACCTTGCGCCAATAGATTCCATCAGCATTGAGCCTATTCCTCTTCGCGAACTTAATCAATCCCCGATCAAAGTCAGATGACTGAGGGGATAAAAGTTCACATGTGGTGTAAGCCCGACCACGGAAGTCCAAGGTATATACGTGATAGAAATAATCCCATTCAAGCAAGTCTTTTGCTAACTCTAGACGTACAAGCATACGTCCTCTGGCTTGCTCAGACTTGTACCAGTTACCCCAGCATTCCTCTCGGATCTGGAGCCACTTGGCTTGCTCTTCTTTTGTACCATCCTTGGGGTATTCTTCGGTATACATGAAATCGTCAAACCCATAGGGCGGAAGGTTCGCTAGTTGCGTACCGTTCTCGAACAGGTTCTTCATCACCTCATATACTTCACGATCAACAGACCATTCAGTCCGTTGCATACCGTTCAGGCCTCGTAGTACTAACTCTGAAGGCTCGGAGAACCTCTGTTGCTTAGGCATGTCTCCAAAGTAATTGTTCTGGTATCGTTGTACTACAGGCTTCCTCAGGTTACGGGTTACGTAGCCTCCGGAAGCAAGCAACGTGTGATCTACCGGAGGAATTAACATAGGCCGGTACACTAATACAGAATTCTGAAGAATGTCATGTCGCTTATGAAGCTCTCGTAATACTTCGGGATGAAACTCCACGAAGCTACAGGTTCTGAAGCGACCATTGCTGGACTTGACCTTTTCCTTGCGCATCTCGATGATGTTGGAACTACACGCTATCTCTAGCATGTGATGACCGAAGGAATGCTTGGCCTTTACACTGAGTTTTACATTAGTCTGCATCTTTTCCGCAAATGCTCGACATCTCTTAAGCGTCCAGTTCTTGATGAACTTGGATTGCTTCTTCCAGTCAGTATAGTTAGCCTCCTTGGCTTGTTGATAGGCGATAATATCAGATACATCATTAGCAATCTGACATGCTATCTTCTGAGCCACAGGAGGCGTGTGTATGTGCTCATTGTAAGAGCCATTCCAGTAGGCAGGCGAGAACCAGTGACGTATGACGGCACGTATGGTTATGTCAGCCATCTTCCGTGGCCCTAACTCCATCAACGGGTATACCCACTGAGGTACACGCGGAGAGTCACATACGCGGTCTATCCATTCCTGATACTTATCTTCTAACTCTTTAATACTAGAGTCGATAAGACATTGCTCAGGAATTCCTTCGTCAGGAGCACGCTCATAGTCTTTCCAATACTTATGCCGTCCATATTCTAACATGGATTGCTCAAATAATATCTGACCGTTGCGGCGGTCTAACTGAACGTCTTCAGTCTCATCATTCCATCTCAAGTTCTGCTCGCTTTTGTTCGTACTGCTCTTCAGTTATTCTACCGAAGGCCAGATCATGATTTAAATCGTACAACTCTTTAGACACATTTCGGGTTTGCCCTTCAATTCCTAAAGGACTATCCGAAGATACATAAGACTCAGGCACCCAAGGCTTTTCGCCAGACTTAGCCTTACGATGCTTCTCTCTTAATTTTTTCCAGTTCTTATGGGCGTTAAAAGAACCACCAAACTTCTGATCATATTGTGGTCCCTGCATCAACAATACATCACTAAAGGAATACACATAATTATACGCATACGAGTAGGATACAGTAGTCTTGCAATCATCGTTAGCTCCGTGATAGTGGTCTACCGCCTCCCCCGAAGGGGAGGACAGTAGAACCTAGGGGGTCAGATGGTTTCCAAAGCAAACTTCATCACATCTCGTGACAGTTTTGCATTGGCTCCGCTCAGGTTATTAAACGCATGAGCATCGGGCGTAGCCTTGCGGCCTCTAGATCCAACACGGTGTTGGACAAAGTTTGTGATCGCGTTCACCGCGACCCACGGGCTGGGGAGGATTTCATTCGTCTCCTCCTCAAAGGTGTTCTCCCAATTGAGGAGCGTATGACACGCCTTCTCGTGAGCGATACCTTCTGCCTCGGTTGTAGGCGAGGTCGGGATTTTCTCATAGAATTTCTCGTATGCATTGAAGAAGAACTTACGCAGACCATCATGACTGATAGTTGCATTTGCTAGAGCCTTTACTTCGATCTCGAATAAAGTCCCAGTCTTCTTGTATTGTGTAATGATTCGACGTGCTTCGGCCATCTTGGTTTCAAGATCACCGCTGTGTCGGATACTAAGACCTGTAGCCTTCTCATTCAGCACCATGTCCATCGTGTTCTTACAGACCACACGGATAGACGTAGGCTTAACAGTTAGACTAAGCTTACCGTCGTGTCCCCACATGAGACACATGTACTTCTCCATCATATCCTTTGATGTTGCCTCAAAGGAATCTGAGTGTAGCAGTAGGTAATTCCTACGGCCACCCATGATTGAACCAGCAGATTCTACGGTAGCCACAGAACTAAAGTACTGGGCTAGGTCGAATACCTCATGGTTCTGCACAGGTTTGTATCGTGATGATACAACACCTAGTACCTCGGAGGTATCCTCTCGGACAATACCTTTGTATTCGTCGGTCCAAGAGCCATCAACTGTGATGCCCTCAGACTTTGTGACTTCCCAGCCGAGGCCGGACTTGTCGTACGCGTCCATGACGGACATGCTTCGTTCAACTACGGTGCCTAGGCCATGCCAAGCACGCGTCTTATGATACACTGCGGTATCATTCGCTGTCATTTCGTGAGCCATTTTGCTCTCCTATTTCTGTTGACAGGTTTTCCCAATCTTTATTTTCCCAATCATCAAGAGTACGTTTTACATCTTGTCTGGGCTTATAATCCTTCTTCTTTTTGGGTCGAAGTTCTTTCTTCTCGTTTCGGCGGGTTCGACCCATAGCTGCTATTCTACCTCGTGTACCGCGTAAGTAGCAACCCAGCCATATGCTTCATGGGTTCTTACACTGACAAGATCACCAAACCATTCGATCTGGTTCTGAGGCTTGTCTATTGTACCTGAGATCTCTAATGGAATTTGAGTAACATATATTGAAGACTCCACAATGACCTTATACTCAGCATCATGTAGGAAGTGCTTAGTCAAACCCATTAGGTCTTTGTAGGATTCAAACTTAAAGTCCTCTACGAGGTCTTCTGCTATTAAAGTTTCTTCTTGAGTCATTTCTTATATTTCCTTGCAACGTAGGACGGATTACGTCCCTTCCATAGCGTGTTGAGTTCCTTTGCTTCCTTCTTCGCTTCTTTAAGCGTAGACCATAACGCCGGATTAGAGGTATACGTATCTTTCTTAGTATTCTTCGTGCGACTTTCCTCAAGCCACCCAAGATCATTCACCCATATGCCGAATCGAGAGTTCATTGAGACTCCTAATCATCTTTCTTGGGATCTTTGTTACGCTTCCACACTCTTCTGTTCCTAGGGAATCGGTTACAGCAATATGATTTTCTTCATCTGCAATGAGAAAACCAACTGTTCTCATGATAGGTGCTGGAAGTATAGCATCTGCTAATGCCTCTGTCAAGTCCATCCAGCCATTATCTCCAGAAGTTTCTGCGTCTACCCAATTCACCTCTACGATTATATAAGCCATGTTATCCCCCTTTACCCGTAACTCAGTGGGTTGTAATCACCCATCGAAATGACGGTGCCTCTATCGAGATTCATATGTAGCCCTGTTTCAACAATCATTTCACCCTCTAGGGATTCGTGAATTTGATAATCAGGGAATAGATCTTCAAGCATATCTAGAATCTCATTGAGATCCTTTTCTTTATTTTCATTTATCATCAGAATCCTCCTCGGGATCGTTATCGTGTACCTGATCCCACCAAAGGTCATACAAATCATCTTCATCAGGTTTCTCTTTGTAATCAGGTGGGTCAAAGTTGTTATCTAGAAGTTTATCCTGATATTTATGAATACGATTAAGGTCATTCATTCTTCAGGGCTTCCTGTAGGATATAATTATATACTGAAACACTGTGTTCTTCCTCACCTATGTGAACATAGAGGTCATTGAAACTTTCAATGTTTCCTTCGGGGTCTGATTCAAAGATCATGGTCTCCCACCCACCGTGGTCTTGTGCTATTACTTGCGACACTACGACGTAGGGTGGAGTATTGGGATTATTAGGTAATTCCCATAGTTCTTGGGTTGCTGCTCCCTCGGTAAACAGGACATCGAGCTTCTTCGGTTCGTTGTTCATTTTTTCGAATCTCCAGTTGAGCGAAGAATCCTTCGCGTTCTATTGATAATCTATAATTATCCAGTTCTTGTTGTGATAGTGGTCGTTCGTACAACTCTTCACATCGGGGCATCATATCTTGCCAGTCGTTCATTGCTTTGCCTCTAGTCTATCTAACACCTTATGAACTATCGCATCGGGCATATCCTCGTATCGATCTAAGAAACGAAGCGTCTCGTCTGTAGTCCAATTAAGAGAGACATCGGCTATTCTTTCCTCTATACTATAAAATTGTCTTTCTCGCATTGTTTCGCCTCTTCCAGTCTTGCTTCCACTGAATATACAGAGGGGGCAAGTCTGCACGTTGAGGCTCGCCTACAGGATAGGCGTTGGTCATCGTTCCATTCTTGTCGGTCTCGTGCTTCCATTTCTGCGTATATGCCTCGATAGGTTCATATACAGTACCAGATTTCTGAAGGTCTGTCAAGTCTTTTGGCTTGAAAACCTCAGTATCCTTGACTAATTCTCCGGGATGTTCCCGCCAATCCGTGTACCACGTTCCGTGATCACGTCCTTTGCCAAATAGGCTCATGCTGGTTCTCCTAGGACTACAGCCTTGCGGCTTACGTCACACAGGGCTCCCAAGCGGTCGAGGATGTCTGCCGCATTACTATCGTCAATCTTTCTGACGAAGGGGTTTTCTCGATCTCGACCTACGCTGCCGACGAGGACGTGTTGTCCTTGGTCGGTCTCAAACAGGGTGATATTCGAAACCATTCCTTGGTTCTGAATACAGATATCTATGCATTCTTTCATTGTATACCTCTTGTAATTATAGCCGAGGTTCCTTCGCTCAACGCAAGCGATAGGTCTCGGACAAATCTTAGAACTTCTTGGTCGATGATAATATTACCATCAACTATCTCTCCTTGGATATCATGTAGATCTTCCTCGAAGAGCTCTAGGTCATCAGTACCTTGGGCTTCTTTGGCTGTCTTTAGCCATTGTCCTAAGGTCAGCATACCTCGAATCCTCCGCAGGACCGGAGGAATGTGACAAATTCCATTGCATGTTCCTTGTGGGCCCTATACCAGCCTTCTCTGTCGGCCTGAGAGTCTCCAGAGGACCATGTGAGTATGTCTCCTTCTGAAGACAGCACTGTTTCCAACGCATCTGCAAGAGCATTACAATCCTCTTGGGTCTCTAGTCCTGCTCCGTCATTGGAGCCCATGAGACTTAGAGTTTCCTCGTCAATCTGGAGGTTGAATT